CGTGTAGCTTTGTCGGTTTTCCTGTTTTACAGTGATGTTTTTGGTGTTCGTAGTTTGAGCAATCGGCCGCTGTGATGCCGTTGTTGTAGACACCGGCCTTCCTCCCGAAATAAATGCACTGGCAGCATTTCTACTTGTGGCAGTGCTCCCAGAGGAAGTCTGCGTCCCTGTCGGTGATTTACCATTGCTTGTGCGGCCGCTGCCACCAGAGGATTTTCCGCCTCCCATGCCTCTAAAACCAGGCGAATTCTTATCAGGACCGTCCCCGCCATCAGAATCATCGACATCACCGCCATTTCCACCGGCAAAGAAATTTTTTACGCCGCTCCACAGATTCTTAGCCCAGGTGATTTTATCGCCGAACCAGTCAAAGAAGCCTTTCAGCCAATCCCAGATTGCCTGTGCGCTTTCTTTCAATGGCTCCCATGTTTCGCCAAATGCAGCGCGTCCTAAACCGTTCAAAATATCGAGGAAATCTTGCCACAGTTCCTTACAGCCTGTCAGGAATTGCGTCCAATCTCCGGTCTGAAAGCCCGTAATCAAGCCAGCCAGAAGGTCGAACAGATGCCCGCCCAGTGTTATGATGTCCGCGGTCAGGTCAACCAGTCCTTGCCAAAGGGCTTGCAGAACAACTAAAATCGAGCCTTTGTGCTCCTCCCAGAACCGTCCCAGCGAATCAAGAGCGTCTCGGCCAAACTGCTTTGCTCCCTCGAAGAACGCACTGATTTTCTCTCTCAATGCGTCAACATCAACACCAGCCTCGCTCAGGAGCCGCCCAAAGACACTATCGCCGCCCTGCAGGAAGGTAAAAACATCTTCCAGCACAAGGAACAGCAAGAGCCATTTTGCGGCCGCAAGGGCAGTTTGCAGATTAAATCCTTGCAGGAGTTTCACTGCGCCCGCTAAGAAAGACAAAATCTTGCTTCCGTTGGTTGCAAGGAACAGAGCTGTGGCGACCATCACGATCAGCTTCAGCAGCTGTTCTACGCCGCCAAGTTTCTCGGCAATATTTTTCAGCCACGAAGTCAGCCGTTGTGCTTTTCCTATCAGGAAATCGCTTATGGCTTTTATTGTTTTGCCAATACTGGTTGTGATGCCAAGCATGTCATCTGCGCCTGCAAGCCAAAGCCCCCACTGATTTCTGACATAAGTAAGAGCGTCCCCGATGCCGAAACCGAGTTCATCAAAGTTCTTTTGAATGTCGCTTTCCGCCGCAAAGAACGCTTCTTTCAGTTGCTTTGCGGAAAGTTTTCCGCTCTCTGCCAGATTTTGGAGCTGCTTTTCGGACACTCCCATTGCAGACGAAATGGCTTTCACCACCTCCGGGGCAGCTGTTTTTAAGTTGGAGAAGCCAGATTTGTCCAGCTTGCCCGAAGACATAGCCTTTTGCAGTACACTCATGGTGTTGTCAAGATTTGCTTCTCTGCCGGAGCCCTTTTCCAGCTTTTCGACAAGCGAAACAAACTTCACAGCATCATCAACCGGGAACAGTTTACTGTTCAACTGCACCAGCTTTGTCACATCTCCGGCCATGGCTCCGTATTCTTCACGGCAATCCTGAGCCCCTTGCAGAATCTTCTGCTGAATATCCGCTTGATCTCCCATCTCGCGGGTTGCCCCGCGGATGGTATCGTTGATACTGCCAAATTCCTCTGCAAGACTAGCAAGCTTAGTAAAGGAAAAGCCGATGCCGATTGCTCCAAGTGCTTTAGCTGCAAAGCCTTTTACTTCGCTGATAGCGCTTTTTGCGTCATCAACAGAGCTTTTATCGACCTTGAACAGAATTTGATTGACGAACTTCCCGATTACAGTTTCCTTCGCCGCCACTTATGTATCCCCCCTTCTGTCCTCTTGGCTTTTGGCGTACTCAATGTCCCGCTGCATCATAATCAGGTCGTAGAGTTTTAGCATTTCATCCAGATTATAAACATAGGTCAGTTCGTACATCGAAGCCACCCGCTCACGAATCAGGGTATACATAATCCATTCAAGGTTCGTTACTCTGTCGTTGTCGAACTCTCCGTACTGTTCGAGCTGCCCGCCCGGCGCACTTTGATAAGGCCTCCAAAGAGGGTGCTCGCATCTTTGAAAAAACCGCTGAAGTTTAAGCGAATGACCTCAGCGCAAAGATTGAGCATTCCGGCGAGGTACTGGCAGAAAATTTCATCAAAATCATCCTCGCCCATGACCTCATAAGTGTTTTTCTCAGGATCCAAAACACGGATGTTGCTGTGATCCAGCAGGAGCTCACTCACCAGTTTGCTCAATGCGTTGCCGTTGATGCGGGCAAGCGCCTTGACCAGCGAGTCTTTGTCCATGTCCATCCCGTCAAACATTTCCATGTTGACAGCATCCTTATCGTCGCTAGCAACCGACACGGTGCCCAGAATCGGCAGGATGATAGATGCAACATCGCCAAAAATGTAGGTGGCATCCTTGGCACCGAATGGACGAACCTTGAACTGGTATTCGCCAACCGTGATGTCGCGCATCTCCATGCGTTTCATTTTCATATCAGGTTTTCTCCTTTCAGTTCTTCGGTTCCATCTTGCCAACAGCCCGCAGTGTCCACTCCTGACTCTGGCCGGTCTTACCGTAAGCGCACGGGGCAGGCTTGGAAACCCATGCCTTGGACGCCGTGAAATCCGGGTTAGAGCCCAGATCCTTGATCTGCATATTGAAAAGGCCGCTGCCCGGGATCCGCTTGTTATTGTTGTACTGCTTCAGCAGCCAGTTGTTTGTTTTGGAGCCGTACTGCAGGACCAGCTTGATTTCATAACGAGGATCATCCGGAATCGAAATGACCACTTCGCCATCTGCACCGGCTTCATCCGTCACGCCATCACCCTGCGGAGTAATGGTAATAAAGCCATCCTCCGTAAAACCAGACGCGATGTGAATGCCCATGGTGCACAGAACGTTTTTCGGGGAGTAAACGGTTACATCTCCACGCATTTAGCGGTTCTCCTTTCTTAGTAATTCAGTGTGCCGCCAATTTTCGCGGCGATCAGGGCACCTGCCAGCTGTGCTGTCCATGTCACACCGGTAAGACGGCGGCTCTTACGAGTTGCGGCATCCAAATCGGCCGCGCGCGGCACGGTGACGGTATATGCACGAGACGCTTCTCCATCATCGGAAGAAGCATCCTGCACAATGCCACCAGCACGCACGCCCTCTTCCAGCGCATCAATGACAGCGTTCTGCACCAGCGCAATGCCCTGATCGGTATAAGGCACTTTGGGCAAGCCCAGAAGCAGGTTCAGCACCTTGGACTGAATTTCGGTCTTCAGCCAGTCACGGAAACGAATGGTGTCGATCCACTCGCCGCCGCTCACCTTGCCACCTTGCACCATGGCTTTGCTGCCAACAGTTGTGTAATACGAGATATTGCGTGTTTCCAGACTTGCAATATCCGTGGTGGACAGTCCCTGTGCAGACACCATGGAAAGGGACTTAAAGCACCACTGCTCACTGCCCGGGTCATAGGAGAGGAACCGGGAGGCGTAAGCACAGTTCACGCAGTCGTTCTCGGCGGTAGCGTGAATGACCGCAGTGCGAAGCATTGCATCCGATACCGGAGAGGACGAAATGCCGGTTGTCTCGCAGATACACAGCTTTTCATTGGCTTCTGTCCAGTCGGCAATGCTCTGGTAGAAGTCCTCCTTGATGCCCGCCGGGCAGATGCAGTACCAGCCCGGCATACCGATGGCTCGGTCAAGAGTCACATCCACCTTTTCGGTGGAGCCGCTGGACAGCTTCTGCACCGCGATCATTACCGCGGGCGGCTTTGGGGACTGCCCAAACACCTTGCTGGCACCAATGTACACAGGGTCGTCCGCTGCGAATCCGGCGCTCTTGAGGTCCTGCAAGCTCGCATAACCGGCAACATCAGGTGTAACGCGACCGCCGGGGGCTTTAGGCAGAGGGCCGACAATGAGGATGGTGTCATAACCACCATCAATGGACATCGCTTCGGAGATCTGGATATTGACCTCAACGATTTTGTC